TTTACAGAGACACCTTATCCAAAGTCAGATGTATCGAGGGCTCGTCCAATGCAGCGCCTACTTAATAAGCTTTGGTCGCTGGCTCTTTCTCATGCTCAGGCATCTGGTGGGTTAAAACTGTTAGTACCTCTAGGTAGTGTGGAGGACTTGGGTCAGTTGGAAAGAGACTGGGCTAACCCCAATGCGGTTATAGAGGTAGACTCTACACAGGGAGAACCACATTTCCCAGCCCCCCAGCCATTGGCTGGAGAGTTTTATAAACTAATTCAACAATGTGAGTTCTATATTGATTTCACATTTGGATTACCAGAGATGATGCATGGGTTTGCAGAAAAAGCACCCGAGACAGTTAAGGGTACTGAAAGAATGATTGCCCTTGGAACTGAAAGACCCAAGTCAAAGTTGAGGGATATTGAATTTAGCATCAACAGGCTAGGTCAGGTATTATATAATCTAGCTAAAGGTCATTATACTTATAGGAAGATTTTCCGTCTCAATAGCGCAAACAATGACATGACCGAAGTGATGGTCAATCATTACGATGATAAGACTGGCGCTATATTAGATATTAAAAAAGAACGACATAATTTAGGACAACACGACATACGCATTGAACCGGGTTCTACATTGCCAACTAATAAGTGGGCAGAGCTTGGTGTTTACATGGAAGCGTTTCAAATGGGTATCGTAGATAAGGTGGAAGTGTTGAAAAAGAACCCAGAAATATTTGATAAAGAAGCTATCCTACGCCGAACCGATGAGAAGAATCAACTCATGCAGCAGGTTCAGGCTATGGAAGAGCAAATAAAGAATTTGGAGGGAGACCTCCAGACTGCCCAAAGGGAGTCTGTGCACGATAGAAAACGGGTTGAGGTTGAGAAGTTTAAATCTCGACTCGCAGACGTTGCATCAGACGCCAAAGCTGACAGAAGAGTTCAGTTAAACAATCTACAAAACAAGGTGAAGCTCGAAGCGGAGAAATTAGCATCTATTACAAAAGACGTTAGTTCTGCTCCAGAGGCATAGAGACATCTATTAAGGAGAATATATGGACAATACACAGACAGAGGCCGTACCCCAAGCTGATGGTTTGGTTGACAGTGGCCCAAGTATAGTTGAAGAAGTAAGAGCAGAGGCCGATGAACAGTATGTTGAATCGGCGGAAGGCATTGAGTCAGAAGAGCAAGTAGATTTCTCAGCTCCAGAAGTTGAAGCTACAAGCGAAACGATTCCAGCGAACGAGTGGGAAATTGAAGCCCGCAAGTTCCAGTCAATGTATGACAAAACTCAAGCAGAGAATGAAAAGCTTAGAAGGCTTGAACCTCTGGGAGACTTGTTAGAATCAAGACCTGATTTGGTGGACGTCTTACAGCAAAACTTGAACGGACAGCCACAACAACAGCAACCGCAGCGAGAAGCTCAGCAAGGTTTACCTGCTGAGGATTTTAACCCTTGGGATGCTTACTACAACCCTGAGTCACCGTCGTTTAAATTCAGAATGAACCAAGATGTTCAGATGATGAATAATGTGGTGAATAATGCGTTGGGTGAGCAGAAACGACAGATGACAGAGGAGATAACATACAACAATACGGTTAATGAGTTGCGTAACACATATAAGTTTTCGGACAATGATGTTCAAGAGTTTATGGGTTTTGTTACACAGCCTAAAGAGCAGGTTGGGTTATCGAATCTGGTGAAGCTATATAGGGACGTTAATAAAAAAGGTAACGCCCCTGAAACGGCACAAGCGGTGAAAGCCGCTCAGAACCAGCCTCGTACTGCTGGAGTCCTTCAAGGAGGGGCTCCAAGTTCTCCCAAATCTGAAGAAAATAAGATGTGGGATGGCATTATGAAAGCTGGTAGCCGTAGTAGCGTACTTTAAAACAACATAACTGAGGAAGGATATATAATATGGCAACATATAATAATCCCGGCCCGTTAAAGTTTGGTGACCCCGGTGCGGTAATCGATAGTGTCATTCCATCAAGGCGGCTATATAATTTCAGCGACAGAGTTGCTGATTTAGCTCCTGAAGAATCGCCATTTTTCGTTTACCTATCTAAAGTTGCTAAAGTTCCAACGGACGACCCCCAGTTCCGATGGTTAAAAGACCGTAACAAAATACAAATGTCCGAAAGAAGCTTTGCTTTGGATGCATCACATACCGTTGCAGCTGCTGGAAGTTCTATTACTTACACAGTAGATGATGGTGCTGGCGCTTCCGTTGACTGGCTTATTAAGGGCATGGTATTTACTGTTGGTGAGACTAATTCATCTACCAATGAGCCCGAAACGGCTATTGTACGGATTGAGTCTTCACCAGTAGACACTGGTACGGAAACAACTTTTACCGGTAAGACAATCTCTGCAGCTACAGGTAGTACTACTGCCGGTGCTGATGGTGATAAATGTACCGTAATCGGGACTGCATTTGAAGAGGGTTCGGGTTCTCCTGATTCTTGGTCACGTGAACTGGATAACGGTTCTGGGTATTGTCAGATTTTTAAGACAGCCTGTGAACTGACAAATACCGCTAGGGCAACAGTCTATCGCGGTTACGCAAGTGAGTGGGACAGAATCTGGAACTTGAAACTTCGCGAACATAAGGTGGATATTGAACGAGCCATGCTTTTCGGTCATTCCGCAAGTCAGAGTGGTATCAACTATACCGATGGTATTGTTGGTCACATTGTTAAAAACTCACAATCTCAAATCAAAGATAACGCTGTTCTTACCTATACGGAAGATAAGGGTTATTTCTCTACTCGTGCCGATGACCAAATGACATACGATGCGCTGTTAGCAGACCTTGAGGTGGTTTTTGACCCTGCTCGCGGTGGAAGTAAAGCTAAGCTTGCTCTGTGTTCACTTCCCGTAGTTACGTATTTCAATAAACTAGGAAGCTCAAACACATTCCTATCAAGTGCCTACCATGCAAGCCATCCAATGTTTGCACAGGAAAAAGGTTCTTATGGGCATAAAGTTATGAAGGTAGAAACAATTCACGGTGATTTAACACTCGTTAAAGAGCCTCTATTTAGAGGTTTCGCATCACCATATATGTGTCTTGTTGACCTTGATAACGTAGCTTACCGTCCGCTTATTGGAAATGGTGTTAACAGAGATACGCACATTATGACCAATGTTCAGTCAGCTGATGAAGACTTACGCAAAGACATGATTCTTACCGAAGCAGGTCTGGAAGTTTCTCTTCCTGAAGCTCACGCTCTATTTAACTTTGAATCTAATTACACATCAGGTTAATAGGAGGTAATGAACAATGAGAAGTGCTTATCTAGAACAGAATAGTGGTGTAACTGCTGGAGTTAAGAAAAAGGTAGAAAACATTACCGTAGCTCGAACACTAACAAGCGATGACAGTGGAAAAGTATTTATGCTTGATTCCGCTGGTGGAGCTTATTCCATCACCCTTCCAACAGCTTTGGAAGATGGAGTATACTACAAATTCGTAGTTAGTGAAGAAACGCCAACTGGTGCTATTACAATAGCAGCTGGTAGCGCTATTGTTAGCTTGGTAATGAAAGATGCTGGAGGCGATGCTTCCAACTCAACCGTAGGTACTCAAGTTTCTAACATTGTGGTTGGAACGAGTGCTCAAAAGGGCGATTATATTAATGTAATGGCTGCTGGCGATGAGTGGGTTTGTGAGTGTCTATCCGGAATTAACGACGCTGTTACCACATCATAACCTGAATAACTAAGGGTAAACAGATTTGGATTCTGTGGGGTTGGTCGTATAAAGGGCCAACCCCGAATATCCTAAAATTTTTATAATTTGAGAATGGAGAAAACATGGCTGTTTATGGTAATGTAAAAGTAAAAGTATTCATTCACCCGGGTAACCCCGGTATTGAGACTGGGGATGTAGGAACAATGGCAAGAGATATAAAAGATTATGTTGACACATTAGATTCAACTAATAATAAAGTTTTATCTATTACGCATACTCAACTTGCTGGTGACAGAATACTAACTATGGTGGTTGGTGGGGCTTAATGTCCTGTCAGCATTGCAAGAAAGACAACTCGGAGGGGTGGTTCTACTGTCGCAGTTGCGGTAAGAGGGCTAATAAGCCTTTGTTTAGCCCTGCTATCATAATAAGAGAAGCGGGTTTTGCTACAGCTATTAGGAAAGACCAGATTGATTTTCAGGTAACGACTATGGGTGAGGACATAGAATCAAAAGGGGGCGAGATACGTGGGAACGTTTAAGGCTACGCTTAAAGTTGTAAAGAAATATAAATGTAATAGGAAACGATAATGGCTGGAATATTAAAAGTTAAAATACAAGA